TCTGCTCGTTCTAGTTTTTGTAGGATTGTGTTTGTTTTTTCTGTAAGCACAGCCATATCTCTTTGTAAATTTACGAGCTCAACTGTTTTAATTTTTTCTATCTCTGCTCTGTTGCCATTAATTGTGTCTGTTAGATTAACAATGTATTTTACACCTGTAAAAGTTCCGACCAAGACCGAAGCCACGACAGGAACCATTACAATATTTTTCTTTAACAGATCAGCTAAATTCATTACTGTGCCTTTGGCGTAAATAAGGATTTAACTTTTTTCCAAATTTTTTTCCATATAGATATCACTTCTTCTTTTACCTCGGTGCATGTTGGGCAAGGTAATCCTCTAGTTCTGATACCACATACTTCACAAATATTTTGTGGTGTTATATATCTAATACTCATTTTTTCTTCTCCTCAATTTCATAGAAAAATTTATCAGTGTCCTCTGTTCTCCACTGGCGAGAGTCTTCTACGTTCCACTCGCTTGTTTGAACTTTCCAGTCCGGGATATCATCCTTCACAGTAAATGAAGGTATGTCCCATATAATTCTGTTGTTTGGCTGAGCCGCATAGTTGCCGTCATCTAAGGCAAGTATATGTGCGCACTTATGTTCGTGCGGTATTTCTGAATGATCAGTGTCTACTATATTACTCTCTGGGTGAGCCCAGTCAACAGTAAATAAATATTTACCTGAGTACCATTTTTTATCTTTACCGATATATTTCCCTGCTTGTCCGTCTAGGATATCGTAAGAAGTAATAGCAGGATAATAACTAAAAGAATTCCAGAGCTCCAACTCATCAAGTCTACGTTGAGGAACTTCTTTTGCTTCAAAGCCGCGCTGAATGAAGGCGCTAATCGGGAGACGATAGAAGATAGCCCCGTTTTCCATAATTGCATGAAATAGGATAGGACGTCCCGTAATTGACGTAACGCCGAATATAATACAATCTTCAACTTCCCCATGATGTCTGGTAAGGTCATACAAATACTCCCTTCTTATTTGTGCATAAGTTACTGGTATGTTTGCATTTAAATAAGCCATAGTCAATCATTTTATTGAGCCCCAATTAGGGCCGAATTCATAGTCTACTTTATTTGGTATCTTTAAGTCAACAGCAGATTCCATAATCTCTTTTATCTTTTCTGCGTTATCTGTAACAGATATATCAAGTTCATCATGCACTTGTATATGTGGTACGATGCCTTCCTTGTAAAGTTCTAGCATAGCTTTCTTTGTCATGTCAGCTGCTGACCCCTGTATTAATTTATTTAATGCTTTGTAAGTAAATGCTCTACGTGATGCATTGTTGTGCCAATAGTTTTTTTTACCTGTATCATTTCCATCTTCATCTAGGAGTGTTGGTCCCATCTGTTGAAGTTCTAACATTCTTTCATGGTCTTCTGGCGGTACATATTTACCCCAATCATCACCACGTAATACTGGTTCATATCTTGGAAACCTACATCTTCTACCTAGTAATGTTTTTATTTTACCTTTGCTAGACCCTGCGTTCATAAGTTTATTCATTAACTGTTTAACAAAAGGAACTCTTGCGTGATATTTTTCTGATAACGCAGAGGCTTTGTCTTTTGATACACCTAATTCAGCTTGAAGTTTTGCCTTACCCATACCATAAAATAAACCCAGGTTAATTACTTTAGCTTGATCTCTAGGTATCTCTGCCATCTCTGCAACAATTTGATGGAAGTCAGTCTTTGGATTTGAATCATATGAATCTGCAATTTTATTTACAGAGCTTAAACCAAATCTTAATGCGTAGTGTGCAACTAATCTTGGTTCCTGTTGCGAGTAATCAAAGCATCCCCACTTTGCACCTTCTTCAGGTATAAACAAAGATCTAATCATTGGACCTAAAACTTTATCTCTTGCAGGTATTTGTTGTAGGTTTGGATTAGAATAAGAAAATCTTCCTGTAATTGTGCCACCATCATCAGATCTAATTTGATTTATCTCTGCATGGATTCTACCCTTATGTTCATGTTTTAATATTGTATCTATAAAAGTAGTATTAACCTTGTTTATTCTTCTAGCCTCTGCTATTAATTGTACAGTAGGATGTTTATGATTAGACAGAAAGTTTTTAGTAAATGAAGGCGACTGTGTTTTTTCAGTTTTGTCAAAAGGTAAGTTTAACTTTTCAAAGACTTTTGCGATCGATCTTGCAGCCCATATTTGAGTGTCTACTCCTGTTTCTTTTTGTACTTGCTGTAACAATAATTCTTCTTTTCGGGTCAATTCTTCTTTTAGTTGATTGGCTGCTGTCACGTCTACCCGCACCCCTAGGAAACGCATATCGACCAGACAAGGAAACAAATCGGTTTCTAGATTAAAAATATCTTGTAAGTCTTCTTCAATAATTAATTTTTTTACATGCTGCCAAAGTTCAAAAGTTAACTCAGCATCTTTTTCTGCATACGCTCCAACTTCACTTGCAGGTAGTCTCCACATATCAGCTTTTGAATCCAGTCCTCTTTCTTTTGCCGCTTGATTAAGAGCTCTTTCATTTTTACCTTTGTTTAGATAGTGCCAAGACAAAGTATTAAGTGTGTAGGAAAATCTATTTTCATCTAGGAGTGAACATGCAATCATGGTATCTACCACTAAACCATTGATTTTTAAGCCTAAATTACGTATCCAAGATACGTCATACATAGCATTATGAAATATTTTTGTAGCCGGTGTATCTAAAATATCTTTAAACCATTCTAAAGTTTTTTTTCTATTTGAGTTAGGTCCTTCCGCATGAGCAATAGGAAAATACCAACTCCCATTGGCAACAGCCACAGCAATTCCTACAACTTCCCCACGTCCTACAACTGCACCTGAACCAATAGATTTTAAATCTGGATCTCTGGTTTCTAAGTCAATAGCTATTTCATCGTAATCACGTAAGTCAGGGTACTCTTTATGACATACCCATTCTGTTTGAGCCTGCATGTAACTAGGTAACTTCATTTGTAATCCCTTTCAATTATCATTTCGATAAAGTGTATTGCTTTTAATAAATCTTGTTTTTTACCTTTGTCACGATGTCTTATAATATATTTTATTGCACAGCCTTCAGGGTACAATAATTCATTCTCTACTACGAACCTACTGGGTTGAATTTTATATTTTTGGTAGTGGCTCCCGCCGTGCTGCTTATCCCAAACTTTACTCATAGTTTGTACTCCTTTATAACTTTTTTAGCTTTTAATTTATATAGATTATTTCTTGCTCTCGAAATGCCCACATACCACACTCTATGCTCCTCGTCTTGTTTGTCAACACTTTGTTTAATTCCTTTCTGAACTTTACTACTTTGATGTAAAGATAAAATTACATTATCTTCTTCACCACCTTTTGCAGCATGAATTGTTGAAACAAATATTCTTGCTTTACCACTTAATTTTTCTCCATCTGCTAACATATTTCTTATGTACAAAACTTCTTTATGTGGCGCTGCTGTAAATACATCATACCATTCTTTATCTTTATTCCAAAATTTTGCATTTGGAATGTAATCTCTGATGTCATTTATTTCGGTTGCTTCTAATGCTTCCTCTGTTCTCCATTTTGTGTAAGCTACTGCAGCTTTATATATTCCCACTGTAAAACTTTTTCCTTTATTACTTTCATAGTAAAGATTTTTACGCCGGAGTTCTTCCATAATTGTAAGTAAATTACTTTTAGTTCTAGATAAAATTAACCATTTACCTTCTTTTAAATTAATTTGACCTAAATTATTTATATGTTGTGCCGATCCTTCTGCAGGTCTTGGCAAATACTTTTTTTGTTTCCTGATGCCTGCTATACGACTAATGGGTATTTCTGATTGCTCCTGTACAGCTTTAGATATTCTTCTTGAATGTTTTAAAACTATTTCTCTTGCAGGTTCAGTTATAAATCTAGATACATCAGCTCCCGCCCAGGCATAGATAGCTTGGTCATCATCACCAGCTAAGTATAAATGTTCAGTTTTAGTTTTTAATACATCAATTAATTTCCATTGTAATGGAGATAAGTCTTGTGCTTCATCTACAAAAATAGCTTTAAACTCTGGTATCTTATCTGGTTTATCTATCAATGATTTAATCAAATCATTAAAGTCCATTAACTCATTTATTTGTTTATATCTTTCTAAATTAAGAGCTATGTTTTTTAATTGAGTCCACCCAACTT